TGGTGGCCTGAACTTCCCCGGAGCTGGTCTTGATCACCTGGGCCACACTGGAGGCCAGCTTGCAGGATTCCATCTCCAGCTTTTGGAGGTCGTCCAGGTCGTGAAGGTCGTTGATCACACAAGCCACGAACGGCAGGCCGCGGAGCTGGCCGGCACGCTGGGCTTCGTAGATGTGAATGATCGAGTCGGATGAGATTGAGCGAATGTCGGCGAGCTGTCCCTGTTGTTGCTCCTGGCCGACGAAGTAACTGAGAGCCCGACCGGTGCGAGTATCGAACCGCACACCGTCGAAGATGTCCGGTTGATTCTCCTGCCCGGTAGGGGTGGAAACCTGCTGCGGCTCTATGAGCTGCAGGCGGGGCCGGCCGGTTTCGCCCTTAGTGAGCAAGATGAAAGATTCGCCGTCGTAGAACCAGCCGCGGGCAGCCAATGACATCAGGGTGCCGAAAGACTGCCGGGATCCAATGTCCGGATATCTGCACCAGATATCCCACCATTTCTTGGCCTTGAGATTCCATTCCGGATCCGAGGAAGCCGGCTGCACCGAGAAGTTGCTGCCGACCGTGTAGTTCTCGAACAGGTCACCCAGGCGATTCATCACCGCGTTGTTCTGTTCAAAGAAACGGCTCTTTCGGACGATCTGCTGCCGGGTGGAGCTGGTGACATCGAACCGCACCGAGGTGTAGCTCGTATCTAGGAAGGAACGCCGAATCGAGTTCGATGCGCCCTCATAACGGTCGACGGGTGCCGAACGGAACTTGGCCAGGATGGTGTCAAGGAAGCCCATCAGGTCATTCCTGTTCTGATGGTGCCCTCTCGACGGAAGTTCGAGAAGTCGCCGCCGTAAGACGTGGCAGCCACAAGCACCACGGCCATGAGCTTGGTGTAGATCTGAGCATCGGTGGGGCTGGCCACGCCGTCCTGGCCAAGGTAGTAAACAGCCAGCTCGTAGTCCCCGATTAGACTTTCCCACATCTCGACCATCTCGGACGGGGTGGGGGCGCCTTTGCCTGGCTCGGCGAATTCGACGGACACATCCGACGATGAGGTCGACCGGACAACTTGTCCGGATTCGATCACCGACGAGGCCGCCACGGACTTGGCCGACAAGGCGGCCAATAGGGTCACGCCACCGAGCGTCGAGTAGACAGCCCGGAGATAGCTCCTTTTGATGGCCACCGTGAATGTGAACATTCCGGCGGAGACCCTGCAGGTGTTTGGCCTGCCTTCAACCAGTTAGTAAAAGTTATTGATCCGGAGTAGAAATAAGGTCGTTCCACAACATTACCATGGCGAGCTGCATGATTTCACAGTCGTGAAGGTGATCCGGCCATTTCTGGTTGCGCTTCACCCAGACGTGTTTGATCCGGCCGGCACGATTTGCCTGTGGTCGGAGGATGTGTGAGTCGAGGTGGCGCCAGTAGAGATCGGGTTCTGCGATGTAGGCGCCTTCGGCTTGGACGTTGGGCGGATCTTGGTGGACACCCCATTCCCGGTCGATGTCACCTTTACGGAGCCTCGACAGGATGTCGCGCAGGTGCTCGGTGTCGAATACCAGGAGGGGCTGCACCACGTCGGTACGCATCGAGGAAGAAGTCGACAGGCCGAATGGGTGAACCGTACCAGATGCCGATGTGAACCGGGCGCCGGTCTCTCGGCCTTTAAGAGGCATCCAGCCGATCACCATGGGCTTCCGAAGTCCGCCTTCCGGTGGGTATCGGAGACCACACGGGAACGTGATTGGGTTGGACGTCACCGAGGAATAGGCGGCGCAGGCGTCGTAGACCGTCTGCGTGTTGAAGCCGCTGTCGATGCCGACATCCATGTCGTGCACATTGAGGGCCACTTGCACCCGGCGGAGGGCTGCGAAGTCGTCGGCATGGCCCGCGGCGATCAATGTCGAGTTGCCGTCCTTCCATTCCCGGCAGACCCACCACAGGAACGGCGCCACGGCCTGGACGTCTGCGGTCAGGTAGCGGCGGCCGCCATCGAGCGTCACGGTAGCGGATGTCTCGGGTCGTTCCTGTTGGATGTCCTGTTGTTCCCAGGGCTCGGCCAAGTTGCCGTTGATGAAGCCCTGGAGGCCGGCCATGGATGATTTGGCCTCGAGGAAGGCAACGGCCAGGTGGCCCCAGGTGCACTTGCGGTCGGGGCTGTAAAGGCTCGACAGGTGGTAGGATCGAACACCGGGCATGGCGTTGGGATTCTCTGGCCGCCATTGTCCATGGCGGAGGGATGCCACCTTGTGGGCATCGGTGATCTTACCGAGGCAGAGCTGGCAGACGTAGTGGGCGGAGGCTCGAACCTTGGCTAGATCGTGTTTGCCGCCATCGGTCTTGGCGTCGTCCCAGGTCACTTGGCGCCATTCGAGTTTGATCAGCTCCCGGCAGTGTGGGCAGGGCAGGTAGTAGCGGCGTTGGTCGCCGCGGAGGAACCGTTGCCATATCCGGCCTTCGACCACGGTGGGCGTCGACGTCATGAAGGCCTTGGAGCTGGAGAACGACTTAAGACGTTGCTCGGCCAGGTCGAGGGCATCGGCTTCCTTGCTGGTTGCCTCGGCGAACTTGTCGACCTCGTCGGCAATCAAGACACGCACCGGGCGGCTGGCCAAGTTGGCCGGGCTGTTGGATCCGACAAACGTCAAAGTCGACCGGGTGAAGTTCTGCTCCAGGTTGGTGATCTTGTCCGCCTCGGCCGGGAAACACTCCAACATTGTCGGGCTGTCTTCCAACATAGGCAGCCACCGGGACTTTGAGAACGACCGGGCGAGATTCTCGGAAGGCATCAACCACAAAGCTGGGCTGGGCTCGTTGGCAATTAGCCAGGCCAAACCGGCCATCAGGGTGGTGGTCTTCGAGGTCTGTGATCCCCAGCACAGCGTCACCTCGGATACGCTAGGGTTCTTCCAGTCTTCCATCGGCTCCCGGGTGTATGGTCTGACCGACGTCGAGAACGGTCCCGGGTGCTCGGTCTGCCGTTGGGTCAATCGGAGGTTGGCCTCGGACCATTCGACCACCGTCTGCTGCGGGGTGGGCCGGTAGAGGTTTCGACGGTAGTCCAACAGGCTGCGCTGGAGGTCGGTTAGGCTTTCCATGGGTCGGTGTTGTGTAACGTCTTGAGGCAGACCTCCTGCACCCACCTGGTCAATTCACGCTCAGCGTGCTCGGGGTCGTGCGGTGCTATCCGGCCGGAGAGCTGTTTCGGCATGGCCTTCAGCAACGAGGCCACCGCCCCATCGTGTTCCTGCATTACCTTCCGCACCCAGTCGCCGGAGACCAGTCGCCGTTCCTTCTCGGCCTGGGCGATCACTTCATCACGGGCGGCTGTGAGGTTCTTTGCCGCGGCTGCATGGATTGAGACAAGGCGTGCGGTGTCGGCCCGGCCTTCTTTCATGGCCACGACAACCAGCTTGTAGGCTTCCAGCTCGATTTGCCGCTGCCTCTCGTAGGCGCCTTCTGGCGAGTCGCAAGAGGCGGTGGCTGTGTTGATATGGTTTGAGGCTTCCGCAGGCCTGTAGGGGCCTTCCTGCTCGATTGCGGTGGGTTCCTGTTGGTGCGGTGTGTCGATGTGTTGCGTAGTGGCCTTGGCGCGGATGTTTTTCTTCCGCCAGGCATCAGCGGCCTCCGGGCTGTCCATAGGCATCCCCTTCGCCACCAGTTGGGTGACGTAGCCATGGGAAACACCAGCGTGTTTGGCGTAGCCTCGTTGTGTCATCATGGCGTCAATGCCTTCAATATTTCCGGAGGCAGCATCGAGTTGGGAACGGTGGCGGCGTATTGCAGCGCCCGGAAAACACCGTCACGCCGGCTGTCCTGAGCATTTGGCACGCAATAGCCAGCCAGTTGCTCGGGTGGCGTGCCTTGCTTCATCAAACGGATAAACCAGGCCACGTTTGCCACGCCGTACTGGTCGACGAGAAACCGGATGTGATTGTTTTGCATAGGTATTGTTCTTGACGGTTACACGCACAGGATCATAGGGGTCTCGCGTTCACCTGTTTTGGCACTGTATCAAGGAGACTCCTTAGTGCTAG